CTGTGTGGATGCTGGAATAACTACAAAGGTGGTACGCTAGAAGAATTTAAAACTCGTGTAGAGAGTGTATACGGACGTGAAGGTAATAATCCTAACGAGCAATATTACGATGAGTATATGGCGGCAATCACATTCTTTGCGGCAATGAAGGAGATGAAATAATGAAAATTAAAGCAACAACACCATGTTATAAATTCAGGGACGCAACACCGGAAGAACAGATTGCAAAAATCAAAGAAGAACTGGCTGAGGTGGAAGCTGCTTACATAGAGCTTAAAGAAATGCCGACAGAAAGCAGATTACTTGCTTTGCTGATGGAGATTATCGACGTTAAGGCTTGCTGTAACACGTTGATTTATCAACTTACGAATGATAACTTTGAAGCTTTTGTGATCTATGCCAAAGCCAAAGAAGCGGTTATAAGAAAAAATCTTGCAAGAGGGTACTACTCTACGCCAGAAGATATTGACAAGCTGAACACTAATAAGTCAGAACCATTTTGAGGTGAGATTATGAATTGCGATATATGCCATAAGGATACAACGGCGGGTAGTCACGTAAACAGAGGTCGATATTTTGAGGTGCATATTTGCCCGAGCTGCTTGATGTGGTCCGATGATACACGGGCCGTGAAGGCACGGGAGACAATTCAAAACTTCAAGAATTTGAGATCTTTGGAAGATATTAGTATAAGTCATGAAGGGACTGAAGCACAATGACTAAGCGTGAAACAGTATACACATTATTATTTATCTTTGCCGCTGGATTTTTATGGCAGCTCGGCTGTGCGTTGGCAGAGGTTACTGTAGAGTGGCAGATCTGGCGATAAGTTAAAACGGCCGCGCATACTAACTATATACAAGCATAAAGGGAAGTATACCCCTGCGGAGGTGATTAGCCCGTAGGGGGCGGCCTTTTAATATAAGCAGTTGATGAGATTGAGAGGACGATAAGACGATATGAATAAATTTAAGAAATACTGTCCAAATGTATGGGTGGCGGAATGCGAAGAAGAGTATGAAAAAGGTGACATTATTCAGCTTGAGACGAAATACGGAAAAGAAGTTGAATGCGAAGTTTATAACTTGGTGTTACAAAAAGATGATAAATATTTTTATTCTATTGTCCGAACTGATGAGCAAAGTTACGCAGAACGCAAGGCGGAAAGATACAACAACGCTGCCCTAAAAAATCAAGTGAAAAGCAATGATAAGTGGAGAGCGGCAGAGGAAGGTAAAGAATTTTTATCATTGGGGGAACCAATAAAAGTTGGACATCACAGTGAAAAACGACATCGTGCCTTAATTGAAAGGAACTGGAAACGGTGTGAAAAGGCTGTAGAACTTGCAGATAAGGCAGCTGAACAAAAGAGCAAAGCTGAGTACTGGGAAACCAAAACAAAAGAAATAACGTTAGCAATGCCCGAAAGCCTAGAGTATTTCTCAGCTAGACTTGAAAAAGCTGTTGAATATCATAAAGGATTGAAAGACGGAAGTATACCAAGAAGCCATTCATACTCCTTGGCTTATGCCAATAAAGATGTTAAAGAGCTAAAAATAAAAGTTGAAATAGCCAAAAAGTTGTGGGGATAAAAAAGGACGGTGAGATGTATGCACTACATTTTTAAATTAGATCCTAAAAAACCGCCATCACCGCCACCGGAAAGGAGTTCTATAGATTTGAGAGAGGATTTATCAGAAAAAAATACAGATGCCATAGAAGCGGCTATTATCATAAGAAATTATTGCGCTGGAAGAACCTGCGAAAAATGTTGCTTTGGTGATGTAAATAATAAGTATTGCGTTTTTACACAGCGAATTATTCCGAGTGAATGGAATTTAGGCTTTGCAGCAATGAAAAAAAGACAGGACGGTGAATAGATTATGAAAACAGTAATAGCAACAGTTATTGAAAAAAATGAGTATGAGATCAAACTAGACGTAGAAAATGACGCTACAGAGGACGAAATTAAGGATGTTATAGAAGAAGCATACATGGATGATGATCATAATATGGACATAGTTAATAATACTTATGATATAAAAATAAAAAATAGTAGGTGAATAGATTATGAGACTAATAGATGCAGACGCCCTGCGTCGGCGGAAAGAGTTGCGCTTCGGCTTAATGGCAGCAATCACTACTATTCAATTTTTAATAGACGAAACCCCTACAGTAGAAGAACGCAAGCATGGGCATTGGATTACTAAAAAAGCATGGCATGTTGAGTGTTCTGAGTGTCATTATGTTTCAGAATCTATTTGTGAGGTAAAAAAATACTGCCCGAACTGCGGCGCAAAAATGGACGGTGAATAATATGGAATTGATAGATAAAAATGCTTTAAGTATGGAACTAACAAATGAAGTGTTAAACGCTTATGCAAAGGCTGATTTTCGTTTTGCTCATGCGTTAAACGTTTTTCAAGGTTTAATAGATAAAGCCCCTATTGTAGAAGAACGTAAGCACGGACATTGGGAAGGGGGCGGTGCTTACTACTGTTCTAATTGCAACTCATATGCCGCAACAGATGTATTTGGCGGCGGGTTGGATATTACTGAACAGCATTATTGTTATAATTGCGGGGCTATTATGGACGGTAAAGCTATATGTGATGATTAAGGAGTGAAAACAATGTATGAAATAATACCGGTTTATCGTCTTGATGGTTCAATTTGCTATTACAATATCCAAGAATCATATGACGAAGAAACTGTTGTTTCTGCAGAGTTAACGAAAAAGCAGGCAGAAGCTATATTGATAATATTGGATGATGATGACGGTGTTTTCGATGACGATTAAAGAACTTTACGAGTACGCCAAAGAAAATGGAATAGAAGATAAGCAGTTAGTCGCTGTGTGTTTCGAGAATGGTTGTGTTCTTATAGATGATGAGTCTGCTTTTGGAATTGAGGAAGGAGAAATAGTAGATGACTAACGACAAAGCCTACTGCATACGAAGTAACCATGTACTAACACTGACTGCGATCGACACGAGGAAAATGTACCACTTATAGATGATGATGGTAACCATAGAGAGTGGGCTAGATTTGATGAATGTAAAGAGTATAGGTGCGCTGAAGGAGCGTGATTAGAGTGGCACATAAGTGTAAGGGCTGCGTGTGGAGCTGTCAAGTAAGCGAGAATAAAGTTTACTGTCGTAGGGTAAATTGTGTAAAAGAAAAGCGATTCCGGAGCGTGATCGGTATGTTAGGGCAGGTGCAGCATGGTCATCATCTGAGTGAAGCTGAAAGTGCTGCGATAGACGTTGCTGCAGATGTTTTACGGGCAGAGGGGTGATGCGATGCCTACGACGGATGAAATAAAGCAAAGGTTAAAAAGTGCATG